CTTTACAACGTTCTTGATTTGACCACGGTTGAAACCACCAGGAGAGAACCAAGGATCTGCGTTATAATCAGTGCGAGCGCAGAGACCAGCAATATCGCCGTTTAGAGGTACCCAACGATATGCATCATTATAGCGATCGTATTGATATTTCCAACCAGAGTCAATCACAGCATAAGAAGTATTCAAAGCTGTTGCGTTGCGATAATTAATAATGGCTGTAGTAGCAGTACTTCCAGTAGAAGTAATTGGATCACCATTATCATTTGGTGATATGAACACTACGCAGTCTTTACGATTCTCTAAAACATTGACGATTGCAGCTGCTGTTGTCGCAGAAACGTTTCCTACTGGAACTAGTGATATATCATAAACATCTGAATTTTCAAACATCGTGTATCCGGCGAGAATATTAGCATCACCAGATGCGTAATCATCTTTTCCACCGCTTAATGATATATCAGAGTACTCTGACAAAAGCTTAATTTTGTTTGTACCAGCAGTCACTACACTCGCAGCTGCTGTTTCTGCAGTAGTTCCCCAAGCGAGTTTAGCAATATTAGTGACTACTACATCACTATCTGGTGCAGCATCTGCCGCAAGAGTTGTTCCAACAAGAGTAATCGAATAAGATGTAACTGGAGCACCAATTGGAGTAACTGCTGTTACGGTCCATGTTCCGTTGTTCGTACCATGCCCAGTAATTTTTACCTTCCAATCTGCTTTGTCTGAAGCAGCATCAAAAGCAGTTTTGAATGCTTGTAGTGTCGCCCAGTTATTAGTAGTACTACCAACTACGAGGTTTGCACCACCAGGAGCTACTGTAAAGGTAACGCTTTGACCAGAAGCTACTACTGTAGTACCGGACCAGTCTGTGTATACGTCGTCTGCAGATGATCCGGATCCAAGATGGTCCATCCACCATACGTATTTTGACTGAGAATTAATAACACTCTTGTAATAATTATTAGAACCATCGCTACGACGGGCGTCAGATAGTTTAGATACAAAAGTGTATTTTTCTAATACTGTTCCAGGTACACCGCTGAAATCACCGCGGGCGTTGTCTAATACGGCGATGTGTAGTTCATCATCGGCAATACCATTATCAGCTGCGTAATTACTGGTACCTGGTGCAGATGGGAACAAACCTTTAATTTCTGCAGTAGCTGCAGCCCAACCACCTTTATCTACAGCAATAATTCTAAGACCATTACCTTTAGTTCCGGCAAACTTAGCAGCCCAAGGACCATAAGAACCAGTTCCATTAGCGAAAGAATATAGATAAGTGCTTACGTTCTTAATCTTTACTCCACCCGATGCTATAACTGCTGTGGCTGTAGCTGTTGTACCACCAGAACCAGATGGCGCGCTGAAAGTAACAGTAGGAGCGCTAGTATATCCAGATCCTGGATTAACTATAGTAACTCCAGTAATGTTCTTAAAGGTAGTACCACCAGATTCACTTTCAGTGAAAGTTACGGTTCCTGTTGCAGTAGTACCACCAGCAACTTGTGGTGCGCTGAAAGATACTGTTATCGAATCAGCTAATACATAACCAGATCCACCTGATAGGTTTGCTACACCAGTAACTGATCCAGACTGAACTGATACGGCATTCTTAAGATTGGTTGCATCGGTACGGCAGACCAACATATTATTAGTATATGCTAAAAAGTTCGCTGCGGTGAAGAATGACTGAAAGTTTTCATTTTTAGGCGCACCAAAGCGTGCTACTAGATCACTTTCAGAAGAGACTCTAACTGGATCTTCAATCGGACCCCAAGCGAATGGTCCTGCGAAGGCTCCAGCCGAAGAAGAAACTGCGGGCACGATTGAAGAAAAGTCTTTTTCTACAACGGCTACTCCTGGGCTTAATTGAAAAGGCATGTTGAAACTCCTGTTATTTTAACAATAAACATCTGCGATGTCTACAATATTTATTTGTTTTCAGTTTTCCATTAGAAATTAGCGACCGTTTCGTCTTCTGTCTTTCGACCATCATCATAGAACCCAAATGGAGTCAACTGATCTTCTATCATTTTTATTTGATTCTCGTACATCACCTGTCTAATATTTATATCATTTAAATCTTTAAAATATGGATTAGTAGTCAACCAAGAGAATAGAACTAAAGGCATCACTAGATCATCATGGTATCCATCATCTGCAGCGTAACTATTCTTTACTTGTACGAACGTAGAGATCTCTGAGATAATATCTGCGTCTTCTATTATAAGCTTCTGTTGTTCTACTAAAGACTTAAAGTTGGAACATCCAATTCTCTTGACTTTCTTATCTGTTACTACACCAAGTTGAGTCTTTCCTCCACCAAATCCACCGGATACTACCTGTCCAGAAGTAGTTCTATTGACCATCAATATGTTCTCATATTCATACTCGCTGTATATTATGTCGGCTACTTGTTCAGATTTGTTAACTTCGATGAGAACATAAGCTTCGTTAAACTCTTTCGCTGTCTTGTAGATCACAGATGGAAATAACATTGGACTAATCTTGTTATCTCTGAATTTAGCGACAACTCGCCAAGGGATCATCGATATATCTATAACAGCAAACGAACAGTAGTCTCCACCAACACCCTCAGCAGTGTCTGCTACCAGCACGTATACGTGGTTCTTTCCACCATTCTCTGCCGCTCTAACTGGTTTCTCATATACATCCAAGCCATCTTTTGAATATATTGGTGACTTAAACGTCATTCTACCTATAGTGTCTGCTGCTATGAGTGTAAAGCTAGAACCTAAGAACTTACACAAGACTTCTTGATTGAACTTGACTTCGCCGAGAAGTCTTCTCTGTTCCTCTGCCCACTTAGCGTCGCGTCCTGGTATCTCCCAATAAGGAATAAACAGGTTCACGAAGCCGTTTCTTCCATTTTCAGCGTCGTTCCAGAATTTCCAGAAGTGATTATAACCTAAAGGAGTAGAACTCAAGAGAATCTTTGTCGTCTGACCGGCAGAGATAGTAGGATAAACTGAAGTAAAGAATTGATCTGCCACAGTATTTGGAATAATCGCAGTCTCGTCGACATATAGTAAGTTGACGGACTTACCACGAATACCGCTGGCAGAAGTAGCAGCAGTAAATACAATTGAGCCATTCTCTAGTTCGATGTCGCCCTTGTTCCAAGTAGTAACACCCTGCTGCATCCACTTAGGTAGATGTTCATACATCAGTTGATATCTTGAGAGAACCTCTCGAGCAGCGACGGCTTTATTAGCGAGAATGGCAACCGTTTTATTCGACTGGAAGAGCGTATACCACAGAATATACGCAGCCGACGAAGTCGTCTTTCCTTGCTGTCGACCTTCCATAAGGATAACCTTACGATTCTCATGAATAACCCTTATCTTATTGACCTGACATGGATACAACTTGAAAGGCTGCAGACCGTGGTCTAGCGTCACGATCATACAATAGTTATTTATGAAATATATTGGATCCTCAGCACACTTCAGATATTCTTTTACCTGGTCTTCACTGTAGCTTATCTGTTGGCCAGCACCTTTCAGATTACTATTTGAATTATATACTTTTAGTTTGTCAAACATCGGTCCACTGTTCTGTTATATTACCAGTAGTCTTGTTTCCGTCAGCATCGTAAGATGTAATAACATTCTCATCGAGATCTGCTACATCTACGAGGGTCGTGGTAATCATCTTGCCGTCGATTACTGGGCCATACATGTTAGCCTTTAGAGTAAACGTAAGTGTGTAGGTAATAAAACGACGAGTCTCAAAGTCTCCATCATAGTCGTCTTGTATAGAAACACCTTGGAGAATAATAGGAATGTCATTGATAACGTTTGACTGTGGAACAGCTCTAATCGATAGAGTATATTCTGGAGTAAAGTATGGCACTATCTGTTCGACTATCTGTAGAGCGTCTTCTTGAGTCTTACTTAGTATATAGAGACTAACATCGATATTATATGGTACTGGAGCATACATTCTCTTGACTGTGTCTGCACCGGGAGTTCCACAGGTGATGTAGCTCATTCTGTTAGTTTTTCTAGAAGCGTCGTAGTTTATACCGGTAATTTCGAAAGACATTCTAGGGAGAGTCACGTACGTATTATTATTTAAGTTTGGATCTTGATCTAACCTTACTATCCACTTTTCTTTTGGAGCGTAGGCTATAGGCACGTTGATAGTCTGGTTGTCGGCAGTCGTAGGACCCTTGCGCTGAACTCTAATATTAGAGAATAGACTACCAAAGGCTACAATAACCTTTCGAGTAATACCGTGATAGAATATATTGTTGTTAAGCATTAGTCACCAAATGGATTGTTGGTGTCAAAGACAATGTTCTGAGCTTCTTGCTTGAACTTGTTGTTAGTTCCATATCCATCGGGAACTTCGACATCTGTCTGTTTAGTAGTGTCAAAAGTCTTAAGCGACTG